GACAAGTTAATAATGATTTAAATCGTAATCGACCGCGCCAAAATGCAGTCATTGACGAAAACGGTGTTAGAAATTGGTCAGATGGGGGAGTCCCCTTAACTTATACCCAATATGTATGGGATGAAGAATTAGCCAAATGCTTTCCAGGTACTCATTTTAAAAATAAGAATTATAAGGAGTCTAAGGAGGTGGATGAAGATGGCAAACCTAAGAAACGTACAATGAAACAATGTTTTGATGGTTTTAAAGTCAATCATAAACATCCTAAGTTAGCTAACCGTAGAAGTATAATGGAATCAATTATGCATTATATGACAACTTTGTTAGGATATGCTATCGTGATAGGTGTGGGAGATAACCTAAATAGGATTCACACGATAAAAAGATTTCGTAGGTTCTCGATTAATCTTAATGTTGATCTTATAGATAGGAAAAGGCAGTTGAGACAGGGAGTAGATCCTAATGTATTCTGCAACTGTGGCTTTCGAGTTCGTGTTTGTAATCATGAACCTTTGAATGATGGAAGAGATAGAAAAGCCTATAATTTTGTGGATTCATATTACTACCCTAATTGCTATGAGGGATTAATGGCTAGGTTAGTTAATGATGAACTTAGCATAGGAATGTTCTCAGGATGGGTTTTTGAGGAGAAAGGCCGCCACAAAGAAGAGGAGTATGCATATATTGTTGAAGGGGATCAAATAAAAATGATGGTTAAAGGAAATGATGACCCTTATGAACATAGACCTTTAAGATATGATGTGGATAAGTATATCACATTGAATAACTATCGAAATAATTTGCACTCTAATGTTATGGTTAATAATGTTATGTGTTATTTTAGAACTTCTCTTCAGCATGCTATAGTTGATGAACATGCAGCATATTGCATTTTTAAAGTAGAAAGGGTCAATGCCCCTAATAAATCCTTTGATAGCTTTCTTCAGGATATTAAAGAGCCATTGTTGGAGGTGATACCTATATATAAGCATTATGATGCCCAATTTATGGTTGAACCGTGGCAGGACCTTATTGAAAGACATAATCAATTTAGCTCAATAGAAGTTGACGGCACCGTCTTGATTACTTATAATGGCAAGTTTCATATATGCAATAAGACACATTTTGAACTAAATTTTAATGGTTTAAATAGAGATAAAGAAGTATCGTCAGTTTATTTATATCAAGTTGCTAGTAAGTTGAGATTCCCAAAATCCTTAATTGTTGATGTAATTAGAGATCTGCCAAGAACAAGTAATATGAATGATGTTCTTAGGTTTAGAAATGCAGTTGTTGCAGTGACGAGGCAGTTTATGGATATAGAAGAAGCTAGTATGCTTTCAACTACTCTACTTACTCTTAACGCCAAGACCATAATTCAAATGGCACACGATATGAATACACCTTTAATTAAAGCAGTGTACGGCTCTAAAACCTTTAATGAAATTAGAGAGAAGACTGAAGCTTTTAGAGTCGGTAATGGCTTTGACTGGTATACTTTCATGCATGTTTTGAGGGTTACATTTTATTGCATTTGTGCATGTGCTTTAGGTCTCAGTATAATTCATTTAGCATCAAACTCTATGGTGGAAATTATTAAATATGCCTTAATTTTAACTGTGACTGTGCCACTCACAATGATGACAACTACTTATGTTAAATTTGGAGTGGAAAGGCAGTTATTAATCTTATCATGGCTGATGTTATTGTTGGTTCCTATAGTGTCATACTTTTTCATTGCTACTAAATATGTAGTGGTTTTGTTTTTATCAGTTTATAGCATCAATTTTGTGTCATATAATAATTACGGTGTCGATAGAATACTTTATTCTTTTTTAATGTTTATGTTTCTAACTGTTCAAGTTAATAGTATTGGTTTTACTGAGCCTTTAATTATAATGGCTGGGTGCACTTTTAATAATGTTGCAGAAATGCTTATGCACTTGACTTTCTGGGGATATTTATATAAAAGAAGGGAACTTGGTAGTAAGATGTTGCAAACTGTTGTGGGTGGAAAGCAAGTTCCGGTGGTTGGTTATTATGCAACTAAGGAACTTCATGACTGTGGTTATTTTGGCCAAAAACTGCCTAAGTGTGATTGTAATAGTCTTACTAATATGCTTAAACAAAAATCACCTTTATTCGTGGGTCAAACCTGTTCTAATATGCCTTACTCTATACACAAATGTAACCTTACATACGCTGAGTCAGTTTATAGACAGTTGGCTTGTAATATTAAACCTGATTCGAATAGGGTTGAGCATTTTGCTAAATGGTATAAAGATTATAAGATACCCAATATGGTTCAGGCGGCACTTAATAGTGATTTTACGATAGATTATCTTAATTGGCTTAACTCCAAAGACGCTGGTAAAAGGCAGCTGTATCTGGAAGCTTATCATAGATATAGTGGTGGTGTACAGACTGATAAATATGAGATTAAATTTAAAAACCACACCAAACTTGATGAGAAAATATTTGTTGATCATAAGGAAGCTGAGGTGAAAATGAAAGCCCGTAATGTAACCGAAGAAGATGATATTAAGAAAGCTCTATTGGGCCCTTTTATTGATTTTGTTAGTTCGCTTAGGAAAAATTGTGAATCAGCCTATGGTTGCGGTAAATCATTTCAGGAGTTATCAGAGATTTTTGAAAGCTGGGAGGCAGATATAGGAGGAGATTTCGAAATTATATGTGCTGATGGATCTGCTTTTGATTCAACTCAACATTTAGTTCTTAAACAACTAATAGACGAACAATTATATAAAGCTATAATTGATGCTCGCCCTGATCTTATCAATTGGGTTGATTTAAATGTTCTTAAAGATTTAGTGTCTCAGCATGTAGCAATTGCTTATGGAGCGTATGGAGCATATGTACAACATGGCACCACCTTCTCTGGACAGATGAGTACTTCTGATGGAAATTCAGGTAGGTCGGCTGCTTATGTTGAATATGTAGCACATATTTTAGGGTTAACTAAAGGAAGGGATTATAATTGCATGACTATAGGTGATGATATGATTATGATTATCTTAAAAGATAAACGTAGAGCCTTCGTCGATGCATGCTATGAGTATGTTTATGCTATACCACCTTCTAATAGGTTGGAAATTCTCACCCACGGTTTGGGTCAGTTGGCTAAGAAATTTGAGGTTTTTGATTGCTTCGAGAAGGCTGAGTTTATATCAGCTCACTTTATTAGGAGTGAAGAGGGCAATATAAAAATGGTTAGAAAACTTGATAGATTTCTACAGCTGACTCCATATACTAGATCTAATGATGCAAATAACTATCATAATGAAAGATACATTAATTATGAGTTATTGTATGCTGATGTTATGGATCTCAATCACTGGGGTAAAGGTATTAGAATTTATGATGCCATTTTAAGAATGTGGAATCGAGTATTGACCAATAATGAATATAATATAACTTTTAGTCATTTAAGGCAAGAGCGAGATACCAAGCATGTTAACCGTAAAGAGCATCGTATTCTAAATTGTAATGCCTCTTTTGAGGAGAGTCTTTGGGATAGATATGGTATAACTAGTGCTGATATTGATGAATTCATTGATGAGTGTGACACTATTGAAGATTTATATGCCACACACACTAGTGTTTTAGTGGATATTATTTTTAATCACAAGCAAGGACACCGTTTTCAGTTGATGGATTACTATTATGATAGAAAAGATAATAGGAATTATGTCGGTGATAGTGCCGATAGAGTGGAAAAGTCGATAAGTAGGAGGAGCGTGCCTGTTATTGATAATAAAGTTAAGGTCAGTGAGCCTTTAACTCAATTATCTTTAGAAGGTACTATGGC